GTTCCAATACCAACATTACCTGTTGAGTTAATGACAACAGTATCATTTGCTCCAATAGCAGAACCTGTTCCAAGTATAATTCCTTTATCAGCATCATAATTTTTTATCTCAAGATTTCCACCAGTGCCTACAGCAAATGCACTATAATTTCCACCAGATGCGTCACCACCACCAATACCATCAATAACTAGTTGAGCACCTTGGTTATTTGTTGAACCTACTAATATCGATTGAAAACCAGCTCCTCTTACATCAAATTGTTTAACTGGAGTTATTGAACTACCATCACCCACCAATACTTTACCATCACCTGTGATGCGAAGTCTTTCTACATTATTACCAGTAAATAATGAAATATTTTCAATATATTGACCATTTTGCCCCCATGCTTCCATAAATTTATGGAAAGTTCCACCATTATTAATAAGTGAGAATCTTGCTAAACCACTGTTGGCATGATGACTACCATCAGCATCTCCCCCTCTTCCTCCTTGTATTACTAGTCCTCTATCATTTGAATGATTTATAACAACAGCAGCACCACTATCATTATTATCAGGACCAGATTCAAATCTTGCAACGGTATTAAATTGACCAGCAGTTGATATTCCTGAAACATGCAATCTTGGTTTAACACCAGCCATATCAGTATTGGTTGGTGTTACATTAATACCTACATCACCATCCGATGTAATACGAAGTCTTTCTGAACCACCTGTTTCTGCTGTGATTGTATCAGCAGCAGGAAATCTTATTTGTGTGTTTGTATCTCCAGTATGATAAATTCTATCAGGTATATAAAGATTACCGCCAGCAGTAATATCACTCGCAAAAACTGCTGCACCACTAGTATTAAAAGTCAGAGCATCAGTTCTGCTAGAAGGAAATAATTCATCACCAGCAGATCCAGTGTATGATACATAATACTGATTACCTATGGTTCCAGTAGACCAATGAGCCGTTCCTGCATCATGGAACTTAATTCCTAATCCATTAGAGAATGTTTTAGAAGCAGCCTTATCTCCAAGTCTTATCCAAGCAGCATTTATATCTGCACCTAAACTATTTAAATTTCTTGAGTCGGCATTAGCATTAGTAACTGTAACTTTACTACCAACACCTAAATTACTACCATCAAATGTTAAGTTGGCACTGTCTTCTAATTCTCCTGAAGAACCAGCAACAACAACTCTATTATCTGTTAAATCTGAAATCTTTGCTGTGGATGCTACTAATCCACTACCACCTGAAATATCTACACCACCATTAGCATCAATAGCAGCTGCAAAAGTTGATACACCTGCAGTTACATTTATACCTAACCTTGCAGTTACAAGTCCAACTGAATCTATATTTGTTACGTCTTGGTATGTTAATGTGCCACCAATAGATACGTCACCAGTAAAGGTTCCGTCTACTGCACTTATATTTCCCGAACTGAATGTTGCAATACCAGTTGAGTATAAATGATGACACTCAAAATTAATCGTGGTAACAATACCCGATTTAGTTATCTGTGTAAATTTGTCAAGAGCCATTTATTTACTAAGGGGTATTATTTCTCTACTAATCTTATTTAGTAAAGTACCCCTCAGTCAATTATTATTCTCCTTCTACAACCTCAGTTGCAGTTGCTGCTGGTTCTGCTGCTGCCTCACCTTCTGCTTCTGCTTCTGCTTCTGGTAGAGTAACTCCAGTCTGCTCTAAGTATTCTCTTACTCCTTGTAGTTTCAAAGCCATCTCACGCTTTGTTGCTACTTGATTTTGTAATTCATTAATTTCAGCAACTAAAGTCTTCTGTTGTTCTAGTACTTGTTGTAGATGACCTTGTTGATCAGTAAGTTCAGCCATTTTGTTTTATTTAAATTCTTGTTTAGTATATATGATCTCTTTTAACTTGTCAAGTGTTTGGAAAACCCTACAGACCAAAAAAATACCCCGATTTTTTTTCCGAATATATGGGGAAAAAAAGTTGAATTTGGTTTATGCCTTTCTTTTTTTCTTCTTTGCTGGTGCTTGATATCCCCAGAGGTTTGGTTTAATACCACCATTACCATATCCAATGGATTGTAATCCACCTTTAAACTTATCCCAATACATATCAAAAAGACTCACCTTTGTACCTCTTGTAAGGTCATAATGAACATTGTCTTCATACAAATATTTTATAATATATGCATCAGTAGGTGCTTTTTTTGTAGATACATCTTCAATTGATCCATCTTCAACAACTATATCACATCCATATTGAGTTCCAAGATTTTCTTTTTCTTCCTTGGACCAAATAGACTGTTTCTTTTGTTCTGTTGCAGTGGTCATGATCTACCACCCCATACAATATCAGGATATGCTTCTGACACTACATCCTTACTGACCTTATATTTGGATTCTAAATTCTTATCCTTTACAAGACAAAGTATTTCTGCTTCAAGAGGATGAAGTCCCTCAAGAATGTTAATAAACATTGTTTCTCTACGAATAGCATTAAGAGCATCATCACCACCCTTTAAGAACCGATAGAAATGTCTAGATTCTCTACGAATAGTTGTATGTCCTTCTTGATCACTTACACCAATAGAAAATGATCCTTTCTCATGCATTGCACGGATTTCATAATCAATCTTGGTTGATAATGTACCACTATAAGTAGTCTGATCATCATATCCAGTATAAGGTACTGTCCCTTCAGGAAGCACGGATATTATTGACTCATCAAAATTCCAAATAAGAATTGATTTAATTGAAGAATCTTCATACTTCTTCAATACTTGTATCTTCTTTGCTTTTGTTGTTTGACGAGAAACCAAATCTAATACTTCAAATACAAAAGGATTCTTTGGCAATTCCTCAAGAGGTTTTGCAACTTTTGTCTTTGCGACTGTTGTTTTTGGTTTCCTAGTCGTCGTCTTCTTCTTCGTTGTTGTCATAATTGTTTTCAAATCTGAATGCTACAATTTCATCGGGGATAAGATTACCTGAAGGATCAAACATCTCAGGATGGGGTCGTGGAATCTCTCGATAGTTCATCATGTAGTCTCGTCCTACCCATCCAACTAATGTTCCCACTACAAAAGATAAAAATGCTATTGGTAAGACCAATACTAAAACTATATCAAGAGTCATCGTACTACCTCCTACGGTAAATGTTTTGCGTTTTGGCTTACTTTTACCTCCCAAGATAAATTCAAAACCACGATTAATATGGTCTTTAGATTTATTTAGCTTGGGGTTGGAGGATTTCTTTTTCTTGGAGATATTTGATTGTGTCAACGCATCCTCCTAATTTTCTACCTTCGCAGACAACTTGAGGAAAAGTTGAACCATGTCCGAATTCGCCATAAAAGGCATCTTTTTCAAAGTGTTGTCCTAAATTATATACTACAAACTTACTATCTGTCAACTCTAATACTTTTTTTATTTTTTCGCAATACGGACATCCATCCTTGGTATAAACGGCAAAATTCATTGGCGTAAAGGTAAAAAATTATTTAGTATCTATTATAACACTTATGTCTAGTGTTTATGAGGATTTAAGAGTTGTTTATCTACCATTAACTGTGGTATTCTTTGTTCCCAGATGAATCACAGTAAATCTATAATAAATTGTATCACCAGATGAATTAGCTATTGTATAACTCCAATTACCTGATGCCCATGTAACAGTAATACCACCATCAAAACTAGATAATAATCTATTATAAACATTAAATCCTTGCCCATGAGAACCCATGATTATTGCAGAACCAGATGGGTTTCCGTCGGAAGCTGCTACTGATAAGGCACCAAGCCATGCACCAGCATTACCACCAACACTGTTTAAGTTTAATCTACCATTAGTGAGTGTAGTACCACTTCCATTATATGATACTGATTGTCCATTTGTAAGAGTTCCACTTGTATAGTCTCTTCCTATACTTGCATCTCTATGATCTCTCACTATTATACTACCACTTCTTCCAAGTGTCATTGCTGTTGCATGATGATCTCCACTCCAATGAGTATCAAATTCAATACTATGATCACCAGAAGTATTCTTAAACCTTATCGCAGCACCACCACTGGAACCAAGACTATAAGAAGTACTATGATTACCATATCCTACTATAGCTCTTTCTGCATTAGTTGGTAAATTAAATCTAAATTCTGAATTTGTAATAGTTCTATATTCACCACTATCTTGCCTAAAAGTTAATAGATCCGTATCAGTATTAGAAGAATTTCTTAGTCCAAAATATGCAATAGCTCTATCACTACTTCCTCTACCTGCTTTTAGATAAGCACCACGATCATTACCAAAATGGGATAGTCTTACAACAGATCCAGTATCATCACTATCAGTTCCTGCAGCAAAATGTGCCATCTCCTTCCAACCAGTACCAGTTTGATGAACTGTTGCTAATCTAGTACTAGTTCCTGTTGCACCAGAAGCATAATTATGCCATGCAGTAGTGTGACCAATAGCAACATTACCTGATGAATCTATGCGAAGTCTTTCACTACCATCAGTATTGAATCGCATATTATTACCACCAGTACCGTGATAATATTCAATTTTACCTACTCCATCAGCACCACTATCACTGAAATAAATGCCACCTAAGTAATTGGCAGAAGAAACAATCTCAATGGCTGTATTACCATCATGTTCAACACAAAGTTTTGTATTTGCATGAGCTCCATAACCACTGATTTCTGTTCCTTGTATATGAAGTAAACAATCAGGATTATTAGTTCCTATACCAACTTTACCTGCTGATGAGATGCGAACTCTTTCTTGTGTAACTGATCCATTTGCTCTTGTATGAAATGCTAAAGCACCAGCATAATTACCTTCAGTTCCATTTTCTTTAAATCCAGTTATACCTCCAAAGACTGCATTAGCACCGTTTGAATGATAGTGTCCTTGGAATACAATACCACCAGTAGGACTAGCGTTCCATGCAGCATTATCTTTTGCTGTTATTTGTCCTTCGGCACTACCACTACCACTTTTATTTTCACCGTATGCAGTTAAAACACTATAAGGTTCAGCAGTTGCAATACCAACTTTACCATCACCTCTTAATACTAATTGATTAGTATTAAGATCACCATCTACACAAATTTTTAGTAAAGCACTCGTATTGTTATAAGTAGGATTTGCAGTAATTTTTGAAACAGTAGCACCTGATTGATCATAGTCAAGAACAAGTCCTAATTCGGCACCACTTCCTCCTACTTGTAGAACTCCATTCTGCCCACTG